TTCTCCTTTTTGCCGCGTTCATATTATCGACCAAGTTTGGGTATTTGCGCCCAGCTTTCTTAGCCGCTGCTTTTGCCTTCACTTTCTGCTCAGGCGTCAAAGGTTTGGATTTGCCCAACCCCTTTGGTCTTGGTTTGTCCCAAACTTGTTTCACCATTTCACCTTGTCAGCCCAGTATGCCGCAGACAATTTGCCCTTGGCAATGTTCTTCGCATGACGTGCTTTGAAAGACTCACGTCGGTTCTTGTAGGACTCAGATTCGCCTTGTTTCTTTGGAGAGCCAGATACACCCTGCTGTCCAAAGCGAATCGTCTTTACTTCAGTACCAGACTTTGCCACAACAACGTGGCTTTTAGTCGGGTGGCTTGGAGTACGCTTAGGCTGATTAAAGCCTGATACTCCAGCACGCTCTAGTCGTGGGTCTTTTTTCGTAGCCATTATGGTGTCTCGTACCAAACAGTAACTGAACAATCGGCTGGTAAATCAATGTACATCCCGTTGTAATACTCTACACCGGGGTCTGGCATATCGACCTGTGTCAGACCTTTGCCATACGCATTGATTGTGTAAAAAGACTCACCACCAGAAGGTGCGGCAGCCAAATCATAAAACTTGACAACAGCATCAGAACCACCGCTGTGCATAACCACGACTTTACGAACTAGGTTATTACCAACAAAGGCCATACCATCCGCAGATAGTTGCACTGCTTTTACGCCATACGGGTCATTCTGTGCCATGTTGCCTCCTTAAAAGGAAGGGGCCGAAGCCCCTATCCTGACTTACATTTAGTTGATGTCTGTCAACACTGCGAAGACACGAACAACAGCAGCGGCTGGCACAGCAGTGCCAATCGTCACGTCGATAGTATCAGCAGCAGCGTACACTTTGCCACCACTCAAGGTAGGAGCAAACGCACCAGACGACAACACAGGAACACCACCAGAAGTACCAGTTGCGTTCACTGAAGTTGCAGCCAAGTAACCAGCAGCGGCGGAGCCGTCACCGATAGACAAGGTGCTAGTGACACCAGCGGCAGTAGTTACCACCATACCCACGTTAGACACGATAGTGCCAGCAGGGATAGGGATAATTTCCAACACATCAGAAGCAGCCAGTGCAGTAGCACCAGCAGCAGCGCGTGCTGCAATGATTGCCGGGAAGTCAAGAGTGATTTCCACACGGACAGTCTTGTTCAGAGAGTCCGCAGGATATGCAGCAGAGCCTTTATTAAAGCCCAGAGAGTCAGTATAAGTTGCCATTTCAAATCTCCTAAAAAGTTGCAATAGGGGGCCGAAGCCCCCCATGAATTACACAGTAATAACGCCTTGAGCCAAAGCTTCAGGTTTCACCACTTGGTAGCCATAAACTTGCAGACCACGAATGATGTTACCGAAGGTAGACTCAGCGCGGATGGACTCCATCTCAGTCATTTGAGAGGCAAAAGTGAAGCCCATCTTATGACCAGCGATGATGCTGAACTTACCGCTTGCGTTGTTAAGGTTGTGACTCATGTAAACGGTGAATCGGTCAATCATACCGAGACGACCATTACGAATAACAGACACGCTGTCACCAGTCAAAGAAGCATCCTTGAGGTCAGACTTCTTAATCATGCCAGCCATCTTGGCAGGAATGACGATGAAGCGGTCGCTCTCAGGAGCATTTGCTTCGTCAAGAACAGTGCCGATGTCAACGATGTATTCCAACACGTTAGTCTTGGAGATAGCTACTGGAGTACCAGTAGTGCCAAGGTCAATGTTGCCAGAGATACGACCTGCGTTTGCACCCTTATTCAGAGAAGAAATGCCGGGCAGAATGTCAGTCAACACGCGCTGGTCAATCTTAATCTTCATACGCTCAGAAGCGTCTTTAGACCAAGTGTCCATGAGGTTGATGTCAGACTGAACCTTGTCCACATCATCTTCGATACAGGCGAAGTACTCGCCCTTGTCGATAACAAGCTGGAGCTTAGGCTTGTCAGGGCTTTCAACGCTTAGCGTCTGGCCTTTGACATAGGTTTTGATGGTGATTTCAGGGGTGGTACGGATGTTAACCGTGTCACCCATACGACGAATCTCACCTTCGTAGTTGGTATTAGAGATTGCTGCGAGCACGGTGGCATCGTAGAAATTCTCAATCAGTTTACCCGACCAAATTTCGGGAATGAAGTTGCCCGAATAGTTCGGACGGCCTGCGGAAACGGGAAATCCCATGATAAAACTCCTCTAATCAAGCGTTAACAGTTATGCGACCATCTCGCTGTGCAGCGAAGATGTCACGTTCAATGCGGTCACGCTCTGCTTCACGGCCTTTGTATTTACCTTGACGGACAGCATCGAAGAAAGTTCTGATGTCGTCAGGCGAATACGTCTTGGCAGCATTGCCAGTTGGTGCACCTGCGCTGCGACCCTTACCGGGAGCAACTTGGCGTTCCAACTCGGAAACAGACACATTCCGGCGAGTGTTTTGAGCAACATTGGCTTGTCCAGTCATCTCAAGCCAAGACTTGAAGAAGTTACCTACTCTCCGCACATCAAGGGTTCCTTGAGCATCCTCAAGGATGGTTTGACGGCTGATACCAGTCAGAGGGTCAACTTCGAGTAACCATGTCTTAAAGTCATCGTCCTCGTTGATGTCTCTCCAATTGGGAACCACCGTGGTCAAATCCGCCCAAAATTGCTGTTCAGCAGTCATAGCCTGACGCTGTGCAAGGTTCTTGACCTGTGGCACAACGTTAACCTGCAACTGTTGGAGCAACCTGTCAATTTGCGCAATTTTTTGTGCCACAGGAATCAGTTCTTCACGGGTTACGCGACGCATAACATCCAGTGATTCACCATATTCCTCTTGGTCTTTGTCTGTAACCAGCGGTTCAATTTGTGGTTGACCACCAGCCATAGGACGACCTGTGGACTGTTGCGCAGAAATGGTTGCCAGCAACTGCTCCATCTGCTGCAAACGACCGGAGAGTTCTTTGTTCTGGCTATGCAGACGTGGAACCTCGGCGTTGTACATGCCTTGGAGGGTGCGATACTTCTGAGTCAAAGTTTCTTCGGCGTCTTTTCCGCCACTATTTGCGTGCTCGTCGCTAAGTGGCTGAGCAGCGTTCTCCGTTGCAGCGTTCTCGTCGGCGGTCGGAGTACTGGTATTTACAGGCTCAGTGGGCGGAGTTCCACCATCGGCTGGAGGGGTCGCCCCGTCGCCATTGGTTCCATCACCATTAAGTTGTTTATACAGTTCTTGAACTGCCTCGGTCTGTTTACGAATTTGCTCTGGAAGTGCCATGATTAAACGCTCCTATCGGTATGCGTGATTAGACGGCGAGTCATATCAGTTAGGACTTTGCCGCTAGTTCAGGGGACTCTTTGGCGAGTTTGTACAACTCACCCAAAACTTGGCATCGCCCCTGCATCAATGCCGCGTTGTTTATTGCGTTGGGTAACTGCTCCAACTCGTGCAACCGCCATGCAGCAAGATATTCCAGAACCTCTGGAAATTGCCGCACCGCAAGAGCAAAAGCCTTTACAGTTTTTTCATCAGGACGAATCATCCTTGACCTCCAGCGCGAGGTGATACCGTGTTTCCATCCATGCCACCTTTGGGAGAGCCGTCTGGTTGTAGTGGTACACCAGACGCTTGTTGCGCTGACAACGCCTGTGCTTGTGCACCTGCGCTACTCATCGCCAGCTTCTCCCGAGACGGAATAACTTCATCCACAGGCATCTGCAAACCTTTAGCCACTTCACGAAGAATCGCGGCGCGACCATCCTTACCAAGAATCTCGATGTCAATCGGATTGGCGGTTGCATTAAGGAATTCGATACGGCGAACGTTGACAGTCTCTTTGACAGCCAAGTTAACTGCTCCGCGAGCAATAACTTGTACGTCGCCTTTGATAGCCTCGTCCTCGTCGTAGCGCATGTTGTACACGAACTGACGCTGGACAATCGGCTTAGTAACATCTTGGTCGATGTGGCCCACGACTTGGCGGATACCTTTACCCGCTGCGCCCATGAGCATCGACAGACCTGACGAAGTGCGGCCTGCGCCTTGCACATTCAGGTCACCATACAGGTAGGCTGGAATACCAGAGTGGTCATCAGCCAACCGAGCAAACTTGTCATACACAGCCACCAGCGTGCTGGCGTTATCTTCAGGCTGTGTGAAGCGAACAGCAGGCGCACTCGAACCCACAGGGTCATTGGTTACCTGCCAAATCTTCCAAGGTGACATCTGGGTAATGTCCTCATTCGGAGGAATCCGCTCAAGGTTGACTTCAACCTGAGGGCCAGACGCGATACCCATGTTGTTCACGAGCGCACGAGCGGCTGCGTTACAAACATTCTGGATGTCTTCGATAATCTCGGGGATGCCTTTACCCCAGAACGCGCCGGGGCACTTGATGAACGAAGTCTTGCAATAAGGCTTCTGACCCAGTGGGTCGTAGTTCAACACCGCCTTGATGACGTAGTTACCAATCATCCAGACGTTGGCATCATATTCTTGGGCTTCATCAGGAACTTCTTCCTCGGTAAGACCCCACTCACGGAGCATCTTGCCGGAAACTTTGCCCCAGAACTCAAGAGCATCGAACACATCAGTCGGACGCATGTAGGAGTAGTACTTGCGCTCCTCCTCGTTCTTGATGAGTTCCACATCTTCGTTAATCCATGACGGGCCAGAGCCTTCGTTCAGGATAGTGCGGATAGCATCCTCGTCGTAGCCCGGCACACCAATCAGGTCAGACAGGTCAGTACGAGACAGAGGGTGGTGCTCGAAGATGTAGCCTTCCTCGATACGGGTGATACCCGGCTCGGGATAAATACGGAACGGGTCAACACGTTCAAACTCAGGAGCTAGACGTTCAATCGGCTCAACCACAGTCTTGCCCATCACAGTCTTCCAGCCTAGCGCACGCTGACGGCGTACCACTGGGCCTTTGATGAAGGCAGCAGGGAAAGTAACGAGGTCAGTGATGAAGTCGTTGAACGAATCTGCCCAGCCACCTTGAGCGAACTGGTCTTCAATCTTCAACTTCATCTTGTCCGCACGGTTCTGTGCGTCTTGCAAAATCTTGAAGCGATAGTCTTGAGAAACCATCTCTTTGAGTTGCTGCATCTCCTCTTTGGTCGGAGCTTGCTGCGTCTCTTGCAGCATCGTCAGCACTTCGCTTGCAAAGATGTCCTGAATCTCTTGACGTTGCAGTGGAGACAAATCAGGAATCGGAGTAGGCACAATATCCCACGGAGGAGTACCACTATCAAGCAAGATGTCACGGAGCCAAGATTCCGCTGCGCGGCACTTGACTTCAGTAATCATCATGTAAATCTCAGAGCCGCCTTGTTGACGAATCTGATTTAGTTTCTCAGGCTCATACTCGCCGTTGCGCTGACGCAAGGCCATGAGCATCTTGTCCTCAATAGGCTTCTTAGCAATCTTCGCTGCATCCCAGCACATACGGATATGCTGAGACAGACCCAACACCATCGGTTGGTTCTGCCGCTCTTGCAATGCCTTTTGCGTCGCTTCTTGCTCTTGCTTCTCAAGCTCAGCGTTAGACACTACGCGAAGGAATGTAAGACCTGCCATTTAGACCTCGCCTTTTTTCTTGCGCTGTTTCATATAGTCAATGAAGTCCGATGCTTTGTACAGGACTTTACTCTGTGGCGAAAGCATAGCCGCAGTGCTTACGAGTGAGTCAGGCGTCAGTTTCACAGAAGTCATCTTAGGCATCTGTGCCTTCTCAGACATCTTAGGTAGAGCCATCTGTACAGACTTCGGAGTTTGTGACGGAGCTACTGAATAGACAGCCTTAGGGGCTTCTTGCCCCGGCATCACGTTACCTGTCCTAATCGCAGCATTTTCCATACGGCGGTTGTACGCAGCAAAACGCTCATCACTAAACTTCTGAGCTTCTGCTTTCTTGGACTCGCCGTAGAATTTAACTTCTCCGGGCTTTGCAATCTCAGGCATTGCTGAAACTCTAGCAGCCTCACCAAACCCAACGGTCGGAGCTTTTGCAAGAGCTTCCATATTGGTGTCGTATGGTGTGTACACCAAACCCTCACCATACTCACTCCATGATTCTTCACGGGGTTTAGTGACGGTCACATCGCGTTGTGTACGCCCAATTCGCTCCTTGATAGTCACAGGAGCACTGTATGCCGTACCTGCTGGGCCAGCTTTACCAGCCTCATCCACATACACAGTACGAGTTTTCTGAGTAACAGGACGGGTATCGACGACTTCACCGCCCGCAGCATACCCCTTGACGGGAGTCTTGTTGACTGTCAGTTTGGGATTTGTACTGCTATGGGAGATGACCTTCGCCATTTAGTCCTCCGTCTCAGTATCAGGACGCTTACTGGTCTTGTACTCTTGAACTTCCATGATGTCCTCGATGGTCATCACAGGTTGTTTCCACTCCATCGGCTTGTACTCTTTAGGTTTGCCAGCCATGCCGCTAGTGTCCATCTTCTCGTTGTCTGAGAAGATAGTGTAGTCCTTGTGATGTTTGACCTTGACCATGCGTAGCCTCCTGTTCGTCACACTACTATATATTGTAATGTGGACATACCAAGAAGTATACAGGCTGTCAAAGTAATTCGACAAGAAAAATGTGCCCCCGGGTATAAGCCGGAGGCACAGAACCCACTGAAGGAGGTGTGGGAGGTGACAACTGCCGCTGCAAAGAAAAGCGACACTGACATCATATCAAGTCCAGCCCATGCTTGCAACGGGCTTAATTTCCCGGCGTTGGGGTAAATAATTCCCCTCGCCAACGGAGGCGATATGGAGCATGAGGTATTGTAACGCTTCGGCTACGTGAGAGTGTTTATTTTTTTCGATGTCGCCATCGCCTCGGGGTTTGTACCTATATCCACCCATCATCGCCGCTTTCAACTGGGTGCATGACGGGTC